TATGACAAACGAAGCAACGAATACGAATCTACAGGATCAAGAACAAATTAGAGAAGGAACTTGGATAAAACTCGGAAAAGAGAGATATGACAAGTCAGAAAGAAAGAATCAAGACAAAGGTCGAAATAGTGTAACACCACCTTTTGTCTATGTGCAGAAACAACTGCTTATACCTTTGGCTGAACGAATAGAACTTTTTGTAAAGTCAGAATACAAATCAGCAGGTAGAAGACATACTGCAAGTGAGCCGTTAAAAGATCTTGATGATCCTAAAAAGATTTCACTTATAACTTTAAAAATAATAATCGATTGTATTTCATCACATAAAACATTAGCCCAAACTGCACTACAAATTGGTAGTATGATTGAAGTTGAGCTACAAAATATAATCTTCAAAGCAAAAGAACCTCACCTTCACACAGTCGTGTTAAGAGATTTGTTAAAAAGAACAAGTAATGTCAAACACCGTAAACGAGTTTTTGCTCATACCCTGAACAAGTACAAGGTTCAGATTGATAAATGGGATATTAGAAAACAAGCTTTAGTTGGATTAAAACTTATTGATCTTTGTATCAAGAGCACAGGATTATGTCAGTTAAAACCCATCAGGGAACGTAAAGATAAAACCGTTAACTATTTAGTATTGAAGCCAGAAGTAGAACAGAAGATTAAAGATAACTCGTTTCAATGTAGCGTTCTTACACCGTATTACAAAGCGATGATAGTACCACCTAAACCTTACACTACCCCTTTTAATGGGGGTTTTCATAACGAGTATTTAGCTAAACAACCTTTAATTAAAACCCATGATTATACTTATCTACATACGTTAGATAACAATAAGCTAAAAGATTTTTATGATGCAGTTAATCACTTACAATCTGTACCATTTAAAATTGATAAGGATATGTTTGATACCTTTAAAAACATATGGGATAACAACCTTAGATTAGGTAAATTTCCAGACAGAGAAAGTTTACTTGATGAAAAAGGTAAACCTAAAGGTATTTATAGGGATCCAAAAGTTGATGAAATACTTGAACTTCGCATTAAATATAAACGTGATCTTAACCGAGTTTATAATGACGAAATAGCTAGATCCTCAAAAGTATTAAATACTTTGGTAGCAATAGACCTTGCTATTGAGTATTTAGAATTTGAAAGAATATACTTTGCAATCTTCTCTGATAAACGAGGTAGATTATATTGTATGGGAACTACCATCACCTACCAGACTGATCAAAAGATTAAGTCGTTAATTAGTTTTGCAAACCATGAACCACTTAACGAGGCGGGTAAGTATTGGCTATACATTCACGCTTCAAACACTTGGGGTAATGACAAAGTATCCTTTGATGATCGTTATAGGTTTACAGAAGAAAAACTTAACGAGTTTATAAGCTACGCTGATGCCCCGCTGGATAACAAGGGCTGGAACTTCGCAGATAAACCTATGGAATTTCTTAATACTTGCTTACATCTTAAACGATTTAAAGAGCAAGGGCTGGGGTATATGTGTAATTTACCAGTGTCTATGGACGCTACTTGTTCAGGACTTCAGGTTCTTTCAATTTTAATGAGAGATGAAAATACTGCAAAAAAAGTAAATGTGTTACCGAGTAGTGAACCTCAAGATATTTATACTGCAGTAGCTGAAAAGGTAAAAAAAGAAGTAGAACTAAAAGCTAATCAAGGATCACAAGAAGCAAACCGTTGGTTACAATTTGGTATTACTAGAAAAATAGTCAAAAGAAATATTATGACTTATGTATACTCATTAAAACCTTATGGTGCACGTCAACAGATTTTTGATGAATACAAAAGTATATGTGAGTTTAATCCCGAAAAGAAAGTTTTATCAGATGATGGTTTTAGTGATTGTCGTTGGTTAGCTAAAATTGTTTGGGATAAAATGGAACAAGAAATAGACCTTGAAGCACAATTAATGAAATGGTTTCAAGATTGTTCTAAATTATTTGCACAAGCAAACATGGTAATGAAGTGGACTACACCTATGGGATTTCCTGTGGAAATGGACTATAGATATTTAATACCATTTAAAGTTAAAACTGCAATTAGTGGATCTTTAGTTTACACTACATATAGACGAGAACTAAATCGTAAAGATTCTAGGAAATTTTCTTCATCAGTATCTCCTAATATTGTTCACGCACTTGATGGTGCTATATGTCAAGGAGTTGCGTTGTATTGTAAGAATGCAGAAAATCCTATTAATGATTTATTAATGGTACACGATAGCTTTGCAACTAATCCTAATCGTATAGATCAATTGCATCAAATAATTAGACAAGTCGTTATTGATTTATTTAAAGATGACTATTTAGATATACTTTACAAAGATTGGGAATCCCAGCTGCCTTCGAAGTTTAGAACTCGTTTACAACCACCACCTGCTCGAGGAAATTTGGACATCAATGAAATAGCTAACAGTAAGTATTTTTTTAGCTAAATAGTTGCGAAAGCGAGACTAATAATTTATATAACAACAACAACAAACGAAAGGGCAACAATGAAACTATTTGTATATGGAACCCTCAAAGAGGGTTACGCATTAAGTTATGTTTTATCTAAAAGTAAAAAGATTGGAGATTATATAACTAAGACTAAAGGTTTTATGATGACAGGATTTTGGTATCCGTACATTTGGAGAAAAGAGGGTTCAAAGTATGGTATCAAAGGAGAACTTTACGAAGTTAATAATGATGATTTAAGGATTGCAAACCGTATCGAAAGAGGTGCGGGATATAACTATGAAGAAATAGACAAAGGTATCTTTGGTTATGTCTATCCTAAAAAAATAGATAGAAAATCTTTAAACATCATAACTAACACAAAAGAAAAATATTACGAATGGAGAAAGTTCGATGATATGCCAAAAGTGTAAAAAACGTAAAGGTGTAATCATAATAGAAAAACTTGTTTATTGCGGAGAATGTGGAGTAAAAAAATATGGAATTAATAATAGAAACAGACGGGTTGTTTCATCTAATAAAATTAACAGAACAGATGATGGAACATATCAAGTTATTAAACCAAGTAGATTGCTTTGAACTTTGTGACATTATACGTTTAGAGTTTACTACATACCTTGAAGCACCGTTTAACAAACATGTAATTAATAATGGGACAGGCAATTTGTATGGTTGTATTTGTAAGTAATTAGTCTCGCTTACGATAATGTCTCACAAAGGATAACAAACATAGAGGCTCTCTTGGAGGAAAAACACTTATGATAAATGAAAAAGATATACATACGACACCTGTCGGTGTAGCAAATTATCCATACATTTTTGTAGCGGATAATCAATTTGAAAAACCAGATGGAGTTTATTCAGTTAAATTAACTTTATCTGACGAAGACGCAAAACCATTTGTAAAGATATACGAGGAAACTCTTTTAGCACGTCAGCAGAAAGAAAATACTGACAAAAGAGCTCCCCATAATCAATACAAGGTTTTAAAGAACGGTGGCATTGAGTTTAAATTTAAATTGAAAGCTAAAGTTACGATGAGAGACGGAACTGACTTCGAGCAAAGACCGAAGATTTTAAATTCTGATAAAACAGTTGCAGAACAACAACCTGTTTTTAGTGGATCTAAAATGAAGATCGCCTTTCAAGCTGTGTCATGGGCAAATAACTTACAAGGAGTTGGAGTAGCTTTAAGATTAAAAGCAGTACAACTAATTGATGTTGTTTCAGAAAAGCCTAAAGGAAATGGAGATAATTCATCTTCTGATTATGACTACGGTTTTAGCAAAGAGAAAGTTTCCAATGTACCTAGTGGGAAAAAGGAAGTACCCGTTTCGCAAGAAGCGGACTTCTAGTTATCGTAGTGGGCTTGAAGAAACCGTTATCAACGATTTAAAACAAAGGAATGTTAGTTTTAAGTACGAGCAACGTGTTGTATGCTACTTCAAGCCCGCCACTAAACACAAGTACACACCCGATATAGAATTAGATAACGGAGTGTTAATTGAAATTAAAGGTTTTTTTAAAAGAGAAGATAGGAAAAAACATTTGTTGGTTAAAGAACAACAACCAAGTTTAGATATTAGATTTGTATTTGGTAATTCTAAAAACAAAATCTACAAAGGATCTAAAACAAGCTACGCTGATTGGTGTAGTAAACATGGTTTTATTTTTGCTGACAAAATTATTCCTAACAATTGGATAAATAAATAAATAGGGAGGAACAATGATAGTTAGTAAAACTAATGAAGAATGGAACAAGATAGTTCAAAATAAAGATGAGCAAATAAAAGCTTTATATAAACGTGTCAAAGATCAACAAACAATTAATGATGCACAGAAAAAATTAAACGGTGTCTTACAAACTGATTTAACTGAAGCAGAAAATAAATTAAAAAAAATAGAGCAAGATCGACTTAACGCAGGACGGAAAGCAGGTTTTGATGGGTAATGAAGAAAGTGAATTTATTAAACATCTACCGTGCACGAGTTGTACCTCTAGTGACGGAATGGCTCTCTACTCTGACGGTCACACTCATTGTTTCGTTTGCAATACTACTACTCGGAGTAATGATAATAGCGTGGTGGCTACAAGCAGTGTTCGGAGCGATTTATTACAAGGTAATGCGATTAGTTTACCAAAAAGAAAACTTACTTTGGAAACCTGTAAGAAATGGGATTATAAAGTTACAGAAGTTAATGGAGAGCCTGTTCAAGTAGCAACATACTATGATAAAAATAAGAAACCTGTATTTCAAAAACTTCGTTACAAAAACAAACAGTTTAAAACTGTTGGAGATATAAACGAAGCTACTCTCTATGGCCAAAACCTATGGAATGGCGGTGGTAAAATTTTATGCGTTTGTGAGGGAGAAGTGGACAGTGCTTCACTTTCTCAGTTATTTAACCATCGTTATCCTGTAGTTGGAATACCTAACGGTGTAAACGGGGCAGTTAAGTCGTTAAAGAGGCAACTAGAATTTATTGAAAGCTATGAATCTGTAATATTTTTTATGGATCAAGATGATGCTGGACAAGAGTGTGCTAAGAAATGTGCAGAGTTATTATCAGTAGGTAAAGCTAAAATTGCAAACTTTGAACTAAAAGATGTCAACGACATGTTGGTACAAGGTTTAGGTTCAGATGTAATAAAAGCTATGTGGGAAGCGAAGACTTACCGACCTGATGGTGTTGTAGCTGGCGAGGAGCTTTGGGAAGTAATTAAAAAAGAAGATGAGAAAGCAACTGCTTTTTATCCTTACGAGGGACTTAACAGAAAACTATTTGGTATTAGAAAAAGAGAAATAGTTACTGTATGTGGTGGCTCAGGAATTGGTAAGTCGTTAATGACTAAAGAAATTGCTTACCATTTAATTAAAAAGGGTAAACGTATTGGAATTATATCTCTTGAAGAAAGTTTAAAAAGAACTTGTGAGGGAATAATAGGATTACATCTTAATAAACCTATTCACATAAATAGAGATAACGTAAGTGAAACAGAACTCGAACAAGCATACAAAGAAACTGTAGGTAATGGAAATGTATTTCTTTATGATCATTGGGGATCTGTAGAAGAAAATACAATTATAAATAAGATTAAGTATTTTGCTAAAGCATTAGATATAGAATATTTATTTATAGATCACATATCAATTATTGTTAGTGGATTAGAAACTAACGATGAAAGAAAAACAATTGATTTGTTAATGACAAAGTTAAGAGCATTAACAGAACAATTAAATATTGGTGTTATAATTATTTCACATTTAAAAAGACCAGAGGGAAATAAAGATCATACTGATGGACTTAAAACTTCTCTAGGACAACTTAGAGGATCTGGATCAATTGGCCAGCTAACTGATATTTGTATTGGGTGCGAAAGGTCAACATCAGACATAAACGATTCTAAAAAAACAACTGTAAGAATTTTAAAAAATAGGTTTGCAGGAATTACAGGTGTTGGAACAACACTTCAATACAACTCAGATACAGGGAGATTACAAGAGTATGAAACAACCAATAATTTTTGATATAGAAACAGATGGACTAAATCCATCTAAAGTACATTGCTTAGTCTTGCAAAAAGACGGAAAAGAAATTTCGTTCATAGGACGGGATATACCGAAAGGTATTGATTTACTTGCCGATAATTTAATCGTGGGACATAACGTTATAAAATATGACCTCCCTGTCTTGAAGCGTTTGTATAGCTACGATCATAGCCCTGATCTAGTACACGACACTCTATGCTTAAGTCGTCTTATCTACCCTGACATTGCGAATAGTGTAGATTATAAATTATTGGCAAGTGATCGAATTGAACGATCAACGGTTGGACGACATAGCTTAAAAGCTTGGGGTCAACGTCTTAATTTTCATAAAGGAGATTTTGCTGAAATAAATACCTTTGATACATTTACTCCTGCTATGTTGGAGTATTGTATTCAAGACGTAAAGTTAACTTCATTACTCTACTCAAAACTTTTAGAAAAAGGATTTAGTAAAGAAAGTATAGAACTTGAACATGAAGTAGCAAATATACTTAAATTACAAGAAGACAAAGGATTTGGTTTTGATGAGCTCAAAGCACAACAACTACATGCTACATTATTAGG